GGCAATCCGTCATAGTCGATTTCCTCTTCCGGCTGCCACAGCCGGTCGCCGATGAAGGACATATCCAGAAGGCGATAACGCGGCATCTTGCTGGTCTCCTGATACTTGATGATGTTTCGGCCGCTCAGCTGAGCAACACTGCCCTGCTCTCTCCGTCGCCCTCGATGTCCGAGAGGCCGGAGAGAAGCGGTACGATGGTTCTCGGTGTCCAATGGTCACCTCTCCCCTGTCACCACCGGACTTGTTCCGGTGGTCCATGCCAGCGACCGAACCGAGCGTTGCCATGGATTGCAGGAACAAGTCCGGCAATGACAGAGGGAGAGAAGCCTCGACGGCAATGCGCTTAAGAGCTCCACCGAACCCTAGAAGCCGCTCACGTTCAATGCTTCCGGATAGGCCGCATTCGCCTGCAGGTCGATGCACAGGCCAGCGGTGAACCTGCCGGCGGTCAGCGGTCCCGTCGCCACCGTATAGGTGACACCGAGATAACGCTTGCCGGCAGTGCGCGACACCGGCACCGCCGTGCGCAGGACCTGGGTTCCGGCGGTGAGCGACGCCTTGCCGATCGCATCGCTCTGCATCAGCACCGTGGGATTGGTGGCAAGGTCGGCGCTATCGGCCGCGACCAGCGAGAACTGGACCGTCGCCGCACCAGAGGCGGTAGCATCCTGGGTCACCACGACGAAGAAGTTGGTGTCATAGCCCGGCCCGATATCGCGGGCCGCGCTGAGGTCGATCACATTGCTGGAATTGGCCGTAGCCGTGACCGCCTGCTGGTTGGAGAACAGATTGGTACTGTCCAAAATCATCTCTAGATCCTTTCATGAAGATCCCGGCAAGGATGACCGTCAGCCTGGCTGACGATCACCCTCATCGGTCTCGGCCGCGACCCCGTGCCGGATGCACCAAACCGTGGCGATAAAATCGTTGCCGAAAGCCGCACCGACAAAGTCCTCGCCGGGGAGACAAACACCGCCCGGCATGTGAGGAACGTCTTAAACGACGCGCGCTTCGGTATTCAGCAGCTGATCGACCAGGCGGATCGGAATGCCACGGAAGGCGGTCAGCGGATTGCCCTGGGCATCCTCGACGGTGTGGAAGCCGAGCGTCGGCTTTTCCGTCTGCTGGATATCGGCCCAGGTCTTGACCGCACGATTGACGTAGAAGACCGGCCGGCCCAGTTTCAGGCTCGGCACCTTGGCGATGGCGCGGATGAACAGGCGTTGCAGATTGACCGGCGAGCCGCTCTGCAGGCCGGACGTGCTGGTATCGATATTGGCGATGCGCACGGCAAAGCGCCAATCCCGGACCGTCAATCCGCACTTCCACTGATACTTGGTCTGATAGGCCTGGTACTTGCCACCGCTGCCGTCATCGATCGGCGCCGGCGTGGAGACATCTTCATGCGTCAACCCGGCCTTGGTCTTCTTCGGATAGATGCCGTGGATGGTGCGCTTGCCCCAGACGATCAACCAGACACTGGTGTTGCTGGTGCCGGTGCCGCCGCCATCGATGACGTTATTGGCGGTCTGCGCGATGGTGGACTGCACCGTGTTGTAACGCGGCGCCAGGCCCTGGAAGCGTTCCGGATTGGCGGCGATATTGCCGTAGAACAAGGTCTGCGCCATCTGCTGGTTCATGCCCTCCAGGAAGGCTTCGTCTTCCGAGAGGCGGAAATCCGCGGCATTACCGTTGAGATCGGCCAGATCCTTGTCGACGATGCTGTAGGTTTCCAGCATGCCGCAGGTATCCGTGATCTGCGCGGTCGTCGATTTCTGCGGCTGCGCGCCCTGATAGAGCAGGCGCCAGGTCGCTTGCGGCAGGCCGGTGCGAATGGTCGTCAGATGGCCGGTCGGCAGATTGCCTTCGACCCAGACCATGTCGTCCAGCACTTCATTGGTTTGCGAGAGAATGTCGATCACATCCGCGATCTTGTCGTCAGCGGTCATCCGCTTCGCCAGATCCGTGATGCTCAAATACTGACCACCGATGGTCGCCATGGATTACTCCTGTTGTTGATGCCAAAGCGCATCGCAATCAAGCGTGATCATTCAGCGGCAGGCACATGGCTGCCGCTTCACGTGACTCACCACCGTCTTGAAGACGGCTGTGTCACGCATTGGTTCGGCCCGTGATGCGGCCCGAACCAACGAGCTCGACGCTATGCGCGCGGCTTTGGTGTCGTTGTGATGGAAGCCGCCACTTAATCGCGCGACTTCAGCGGGTCATTGGGATAGAGGCGATCGGCACGGCTCCGGTTTTCCTGGGCGACACCGCGCCCCATCACCAGAGCATCTTCCGAAATCGCCTTGCCGATGCGGATGAAGGCGCGAATGACATCGGGATGATTGCCAGCCCCGCTGACATTCAAGGCCTGGCGCAAGGCATCGCCGCCGAAACGATCGACCGCCTTTGCCGCCACCGCCAGATTGCCGGCCAGCCTGGCGCCGCCGATCTCGCGATCGACCTTGACCTGCTGCTGCCAATCGCGCTGCGTCTCTGCCCAGAGCTGATAGGGTGCCTCGGCAGCTTCCTTCAGCTTGGTGCTATAGAGATCGAGATAATTCTGCGCCCGCTCCTGGCTGAGGCCATCGGCAGCGAAAAGCTGCTTTGCCGCGGTCAGGGCCTGCGCGTCGATTTCGATACCCTCGGGCAGGGTGAAATCCGCATAAGACGGTGGCACCTGGCCCGTCGCCATCTCGGCATCCGGCCCCGCTGCGGCATCGTCTTGCGGCTGCCCGGTTACGTCGCGCGCCGCCGCCGCATGATCGGCGTCGCTCTCGTGACCGAGCATCGTCTGGCTACGGGCGACCGCTTCGGTGGTGGACTGCGCGGTTTCAGTATCAGACATGGGATTGATCCTTTCGTGCCTCTTTGGTCATCGTGACATAGAGATCCGGACAGAGCCGGTTGATCTGTTCCAGCACCCAGAGCCCCATCTGCCTCTTGCCTTCATTCATGAAGGTGTAGCTGTTGCCGGTCATGATCGGCTGAAACACCTGCGCCTCGCCCAGCAGCCGCCAGACAAAAGCGCGAAACCCCCGCTGTTCCATCAACAGCTTGAACGCCTCGGCCTCACTGCTCTCCTGGCGCCGCAGCTTTTCCTTGCGCTCGCCAACCTGCTGCGCATCGCCGATATCGATGGAATCGTTCATCAATCGCCCCCTCACCCTGTCCCTCTCCCATCCCGTCGGCGTAGGCCGACATTCGTCGGCATGGGGAGAGGGAGCGCTGTTGCCAACGGCCTCTCTTCTCTTTGGTGCTCCTTCAAGCAAAGGCGATGCACAAAGTTGCGACGCCCTATCCCCTCTCCCCTTGTGGGAGAGGGGATAGGGTGAGGGGAAGCGGCTGAAGATCGCCAACCTCACTGCCCACCCGGCACAGCACCACCAGGCACAGCACCCTGCATCGCCCCCAACTTCCCGACCACCTGATCCAGCGCCGAGCCGCCACTGCTGAGCTTCGTCTCCGACAATGTCTTGGCCCCCTGCACTGCCTGCTGGCTCGCCATCATCGCCTGCTGCTGCTGCATCTGCTGCGCTCGCACAGCGCGGGCCTGCGCGACCTGATCGCTGGCAAGGATGATGCGCGGCGAGATGCCGAGCGCATCGCCATACTCATCCACCGCCGCATCGAAATCGATCTTGTCCAGCACCTCCGGCTTGGCGCCGGCAAGACCACCGACAAAGCCGGCGATGCGTTCGATACTGCCGGTCTCGGCCGCCTTCTGCGCCTGGGCCAGGGTCGAGATGTAATCGACATCCAGCATCTGGCCGCGCAATTCCGCCGGCGGTTCCGGCAACAGGCCGTTATTCAGCATGATGTTGAAGACCCGGTCGATCGCTGGATCAAGCAACTCGTCATGCAGCCTTTCCAGAACCGGCCCCAGCATCAGCAGCTTTTCCTGCTTGCGCTCGACGATCTCAGTTGCCGAGCGCACATCATCGAGCTGCGAAATCATCAAGAACAGATCGGCAAAGAAAGCCTGGTTGATCTGGTTGCGGATATCCTCGATATCGGCGCGCAATTCGCCCAACTCGATATTGATCTGATAGGCCGGCGCGAAACCGGCACCCGCACCGTTATTCGGTGTATAGGTGATACCGCCCGGCAGGACTGACATTTCCTGATTTTTCATCTGCACATTGGCGATCATCGGCGGGTTGACCTGCTTGGCGATGCCCTGTGCTTTCTGCTTCTGTTCGAACTGCAATTGCCGCACGAAGGGTAAGGCATCCATGCCGGGCGAGCGGCCATAGGTCTCGGCACCGGTGAGATGCCAGCGCGCCGCCTGGAACGGCCGTTCCTTGAAGCCGCTGGAACTCAACACCCGTTCGCTGCCGGCCTCCCAATAGACCGAGCGATAGGGCATGTTGCCATTATCGATGCAGCCGATGACGCGCTTGTCATTGGGTTCGATCGCATGACAGACGCGATGCTCCTGGTCGAGCTGCCCGTCACGATAGTGCTGCTGCACCTCGTCACAACAATTCTCCAGACCGAACTGCCCCACCATGCCGGCCACCGTCATGGTGAATTCGCGGTACAGCGTATCCACCGTCAACCGGTGATCATGGGCCAGCAGGTAATCCCCCACGGTCAGCGGATAACAGCGGATGACATCGACACTGTCTTCCAGGATCAGGTTGACCGCGGTGCCGAACACCGCCAGTTCTTCATAGAGTGTGGCAAAGGCGTTGTAGAAATTGGACTTCGCCATCACGCGCAGCATGCGCTTGCGCACCTCGTCCAGCCACAATTTGACCGGCGCGTAATCCGCCAGCTTGGGATCCGGCAGGCTCAGGCGAAACCACGGCCGCGTCGGCGAGGTGACACCGGACATCAGGCCGGAGGCACAGGTGCGCGCGGCAATCGTGCCGGTGCTGTCGATGATACGCTGGTTTTTCTTGCCACCGCGATTGCTGTCGAGCTGGCCATTGATCAGGCAACGGCCACGACGCGGCAGGATGACGTCGCTCAATTCCTGCCAATGGGTGAGATAGCTGCGACGCTCATCTTCCAGCGCTGCCTTGCGCCGGGTCAATTGCCGCAGCAGCTCTGCCTGTTGCTTTGCCGATGGCTGACGCTCGGTCGCCTCATCGCTGGAGCGATTCCCGGTCGACCGTCTCGTGTCGCCGCGCTGCATGGCGCCGCCCCGTATATCTTGGCTGTTGTTCGTCACCGGATCATCTGTCCTGTCTGCAGGGAACTGCACATTGCCTCACCGCCACAAAGCCGTGGGCCGATCATGGGGGTGGCTCCCTCATCCCGCCGCAGCCAGTAAGGACGCAGCCGATCGGGGAGGCATCATCGCGATCCACCGTTGCATGTCGGCCTTCGCCGACGGGCTACCGACGCATATCGGCCTTCGCCGATGGGCCACCCGGCGATTGCCGGCGTGGATGGTGGCGGTGGACCTGGATGAGGGAGCCAGGCAGAACCGTTGCCGGTGCTGCCGATGAAAGCCGTGGTTGCGTTGTCGGTCGCCGCTCGTCGCCGAGCACGTCCCGCTATTGGCCAAGCAGGGTTTTGCCGGTCTGTGCCGTCGTCCCCTGCCCCTGGCCATTGGTCAGCACCGTGCTGGCGGCGCCGGCGGCGGCCAACGCCCGGGTCCGGGAATCGGTGCGCGCCTTCACCACGGCATTATCCTGCTCCACCGGGACCGGTGGCGGTGGCGGCGGTGGGGCCGGCGGTTTCGGGGCGGAGCCACCCATGCACATGCGGGTTCCTTTCCAATTGACGCGCGATCAAGCTCATTGTGTATTTCGCAATAGTAATTCATCAGTGAGATTATATCAACATATTTCTGATGATTGTTCTTTCAACAATGGCGCTCACCCGCGTCGCGCGGTCGCGTGGCACCGTCCACCGGGAAATGCCCATGCCGCCTGCCGCGACGCAGCCAGGATCAAACAAGGGCGATCAAACAAGGGAGCGATCAACCACGGGCCGGGTCAATCGCAAGCTCGGATCGATACTGATGCGATCGCGACGCAAGCTTATCAGGCAACCATGAGATCGGGCTTCTTGTGCGCGCCATCCGCTGCTTGCGATCGACGATCTACAGCTTGATCGACAGCAAGATATTCAAAGCGAGATCGACATACTGGCCGCGATCATGCGCGATATAATCCAGGACCCTCTGCCGGTCAGTCTCTCTGATAGGGCTGCTCAGTTGCCCCGGCATCACACCCACGAGGCATCGCACATACGAGGCATCGTACACATGGGCGATTGCCACGCCAAACCGGGCGTACGGTTTTTCACCGACGCGTCTCCGGCGTGCTGACGCCACAATCGCTTCAGCTCCAACACTGAGTGGCCACCACTTCCTGGCAGCCTCCACCTCACCCTGCAAAGAGCCATCGGAGCCAGGCATCACATTGCCACCTGCCGCCGGTGCGCCCATGTGACCACGCCGCGCTCGGCGTCGGCGCGGCCTGTCCCTGACCGGCTGCTTCTCTTGCACCCGCAGCTCATCGATCTCCGCCAAGCTGATCAACAACGTGTCAGCTGATCGTCATCAAGTCGTGCCACAAACCTGACAATGTCACATTCCTGGCAAACGGCACGCGCCCGCGTGTCCCGGCCAACGACATGATCGATGACTGATTGTTGCAGTCTCATGACCGCGATTCCGTAATGAGGATTGCCATGCGCACCAGCGTAAGAGTTGTTTACCGCCTTCTTCCGGCCGTTGCCGTCCTGGTTTTGTGTCAGCAATCGTCGCTGCCGAATTTTGGCCAAGGCAGCCTCCTGCCCGCCCTCATATCCAGCGCGGCGGCAGCCACCACGCTGCCAGCGATCGACGCCGGCCTCGCCGCAAGGGCATCGGACCAGGCACACAAGGATTGGAATCCGGATGCCGAATTAATCCAGATCACCGCAACGACAACCAAGGATGGCGCGCCGGATGACTCGGTCTCAACACCGATCACCTTCTTTTTTCGAGCTGGCAGCACGGGTTACCAGATGACGTTCAGCCACTATGGCGACATGCTGGGCGTACAGGCGCTGCTGCCCTCGCAAGCCATCGAGGCATTGCCCATTCAATTCATCAGCCTCAAGGATGCACTGGCTCTTGCCCGCGCCAAAGGGTTCAGCCAAACTGGTCCCCTTCACCCGGTGTTGCAATCCTTCGTCAGCACCGATGGCCAGCGCCGGATTGGCTGGCTGTTCGCCGCACCCGGCGACCCGCTGGACAAACAGATTTTCGTCGGTGCGGACGGTCATCAGGTTGATAGCGTTCAACGCTTGTTCGGCAGTTTGCGACAATAGGGCCAGGGACGACATGAGCTGGCAGCCGCGGCAACGGACATAGCGCGACGGAAATAGCTCGATAGCCACAGGCTTTGCGAGCACTGAAACGGAAAGTGCCATGTTGCCAGAAGACTTTCCCGACAATGTCATTCCCTTGCGACCACGTCAGTGGGGCAGCGGTCCGAAAACCGTCACCAATACCGGTTCAGGTACCGCCAATAGTGGCGCGGCCACGTCCGGTGAGACCGCGCCATCTGCCGGGCCATCTACAGCCCACACCGAAACTGGCTCCCTTGGAACGGCAACGCCCCTTGGAACCGCCACGTCGGCGACGGTAGCGCCATTTGCCGCCAGGTCAGCCGCGCCGGCCGCGATCGCCAGGCTGCACCAGCCTCCCTTGGAACCCGCCCCCTTCCTATCGGTTCACCATCAGGGACCGGCATCAAGCCGCCAGCACGGGCTCGCCCTTGCCGTGTCCGAACCACTGGCGGCGGATACGGCGATCCCGCCGGAAAAGGAGATCATCATGCCACCGACCCAAAGCGGTTTCCGCTGGTCTCGTCTGGCGATGATCCTGATTGGCGCTTTCCTGCTGGGCATTGCCATCGGCTGGGGTGCTGTCGCCATCGGCGCCCAGGTTCTCGGCGTCTGGCCGCATGGTTTTCCGCTCTATGCCATGCTGATCGGTGGCGGTGTGACGATGATGCTGACCGCCGGCCTGATGACCGCTGTTTTCCACAGCGACAGCAGCGGCCATGACGACAGCGTCTATCAATTCCACCCGGAAAAACGCCGAAACGACAATGCCGACGGGTTCGACGGTTCCGACTAGACCACGTTGCGCGTGGTCATACTCGGATCGAACAACTCCATCGACGGCAATTACCTGCAGATCGTCCCGACCGCCCTATCGACGAATGGCTGTCGATGAATGCGGATGATGCATTGGGCTGTGTTGGCAAAACGGCACCAACGCATGCGTAACCGGCCGACGCGTCGGGGATGTGACCGGGTTGACCGCGATTGACGCGTTCGACCGGCCATCAATGCCACATAACGATCCGTTATCTGTCCGGCGCGCCCCGTGACGATTCCCTGTGACGATTCCCGCGACGCAGTCCGCCATCAAAGCGATGTGATCCTGCACATCGACGCCGTTTGCGATGGCACAACAGACCAGTGCAAAACGTTGATGACATGAGGCATAAGAGAGAACGACGCGAAGAGGCGACGAAGGGTAACAGGCGATGTCCGCTAAGAACGACCGTCAACAAGATGGCGGCAGGCAGGATCAAACCGACCAGCATGAGGTGATCGCTGCCTTGGCCTCGGGCGAGCTGCTTGCGACCAGTGATGACAAACCGCGCCAAGTGGAGACCCATTGCTCTCACATCTTCCTGACTGCCGATCGCGCGTTCAAATTGAAGAAGGCTGTTGCCTTCTCCTATCTCGATTACCGTTCTCTCGCTGCCCGCGAGCGCTTTATCCGCGCGGAGCTTGACCTCAACCGCCGCACGGCACCGCAGCTTTATCTCGGCATCCACAAGATCGCCCGGGGCGATAACGGCGTGTTGGTGCTGAGGCCATCGGAAGATCCGGCACCGGCCTTGGATTGGCTGCTGGAGATGCAACGCTTTCCCGATGATGCCTTATTGCCCGATCATGTGCGGCGCAGCGAACTGGCGCCGGCGCTGCTGCGTGATCTTGCCGATGTGATTCATGACTTCCATCACCAGGCGCAGTCGCGGCCGGACCAGGGCGGCGCCGATGAGATGGGCCGCGTCCTGCAGGAATGCCTCGACAATCTGCGCCGGCAGGCCCCGCCGCTGGACCAGGATATCGTGGCGGATCTGGCGCGTGATCTCACGGCGCAGCTTACCCGCCAAAGCGTCTTGCTCGATCAGCGCCGCCACGATGGTTTCGTGCGTCATTGTCACGGCGACCTTCATCTCGGCAATATCTGCGTCATCGATGGCAAGCCGGTGCTGTTCGACTGCATCGATTTCAGCGAGACGCTGAGCTGCACCGATATTGCCTATGACCTGGCTTTCCTGCTGATGGATCTGTGCCACGCAAGTCTTGGCGATGCGGCTGTCGGTAACACTCCTGTTGATCAGGCCGACATCCATCCGGCGGGTGGCGATCATGCGAGTGGCGATCATGCGGGCAACGCTCATGCCAATCTGCTGCTCAATCGCTGGATCGATCGCTCGGGCGATAGCGCGGCACTGGCTCTCATGCCGTTCTTCCAATCCTTGCGCGCGGCAGTCCGCGCCCATATCCTCGCCACCTCTCACCGCGATGCCGAGGCCCGCGCCTATCTGGCCAGCGCCGTCGCGCATCTTCAACCGGCGACACCCCGCCTGATCGCGATCGGTGGCCTCAGCGGCAGCGGCAAGTCGACATTGGCGCGGAACCTGGCACCCGATTTCCGGCCGCTGCCCGGTGCGCGGATCATCCGCAGCGACAGCCTGCGCAAGCGCCTGGCCGGCGTCGCGCCGGAAACCCGCTTGGCCCCCGCCAGCTATACACCGGAGATGTCACAGCGCATCTACACCGCGATGCTAACAGAGGCCCGCCAGGTGCTGGCGGCCGGCTATACGGTGATCATCGATGCCGCTTTCCTGCGCGCCGGGGAACGCGATGCCGTCGATGCTCTCGCCGCCGAGCTGCGGGTGCCCTGCCACGGTCTCTGGCTCGACGTGCCTGCCGGCGTGCTCAAAGAGCGTATCGCCCAGCGTCACGACGATGCCTCGGATGCCGATCTGGCCGTGCTGGCCTGGCAATTGACGCTGGATCTTGGTCCGATGGCCTGGCAGCGCATCGCCGCCGGCACCGATCCAGCCACCAGCCTCGCCGCCTTGCGGTTAGCCGTGAAGGCAGATCGCATCGCGGGCTGAATGCCGGCCCCGCATCCCGCCAAGACGGATTATTGCCCCGC